AAATATTGTCTACTTCCTTAATATGATCAATATCTGTATCTCTCATACCGTCATCAACAACAGGAATACTCTCATCAAACTTACACAAAAAAATAAGATCTAAATATCTCATTGATTCCTTTACCTCGTTAATTTGACTTTGAATATAATCAGTATCAAAACCCTCATAACCCTTACCATTACACCACATAGAATAAGCTAGCGCATCCAGAGGGCATCTATCGTAAATGATCTTATCTTCTACGGTCTTGGACTTATCTTTAACCTGCCCTAACATAAACTCAACGATTTTATCTTGAGTTTTAGTTGATGATTTTGATGAATGTTCTAAATTCTCTTCAACAATAACATCCCTATATGTTGTCTCCGGGGTATCATATGTTGTCCACTTCTGTAAGAAGCTATTGATAAGTGTAGTCTTACCTGTATTTGATGTGCCACTGATTGCAATTCTCATATGTAACTGTATTTATGCTAACTCTTATAGAAATCAAACACGAAGTGCCATATCCCAAAGTAGTAGATGTAGACGTGGTGAGAAATTAACATGCATAGCTTTAGCATACTCAGCTACTGCTTCAGCATTCTCAATATGTTCTTCACGTGAACCTGCACATGGCATAAACCATACTCTATTAAGTGAAATATTGATACTCTCATCATCTTGAATATACTTTCTCCAAATCTCTTCAATATCTTCTGCATGTGTAATTACGAACTTAAAGCCTGAGTTGTGATCTCTATGCCATTTAAGAACCTCCGGCTTATATGTCTTCTCTTCAGGATCGCCATTTGTTGTAAGTTTAGGTGATGTAGTAAATGTAGCATGATATTTATCTACCCACTCTTGATCAGGTTGAATAGTAGCATTAGTTTCAAAGTCAATACGAGGTAGAAAGCTATACTTCTCAATAAATGCATCAGTAAACTTCATCAACTGCTTCTGCCTGACCATAGGCTCGCCACCAGTATACTTAAAGATAGCTCCTTTTCTGAGATGTTCAATATGATTACCGTCCTCTAGCAACTTAAACATCTCGTTAAATGTAACCTTATTCTTCTTAGACCACGATATAAATGAATCACAACCAAAAGGTGCATCCTCTGAAATAAAACCTTTGCATGTTAAGTTGCAGCCAAATAGTCTAAGAAAGACAGATGGTTGACCGATGTATTCACCTTCACCTTCAACAGTATAAAATAACTCAGGTACTCCATTCTCACCTGCCATTAGTAGACATTCTTTATCACAATCTATCATATTATAATATTATAACATGCAATTTACTAATATCAACATAAATACTGTTAATGGCAAAAAAAACTTCGCGTACGCGTCGGGAGATTAATGATATTGATCTCGAAGAATCATTTAATACCAACTGGTTATTAAATTTTAACATAAGGAAACCATTTTACTTTAATAAATTACAAACAGAGTTCTACCATAAATGCAGACATAAAGATACAAACATGGTGTTTGTTGATGGTCCTGCAGGTACTATGAAGACTTACATTGCAGTTTTTAGTGCTCTAGAGCAAATACGTGATGAAGTATTTGATAAGCTTATTTATATTAGATCAGTTGCTGAGTCTGCAGAGAAGTCTTTAGGAGCTCTACCTGGTGAAGTGGATGATAAGTTCTCACCATATGCAGCACCTCTTATAGAGAAGGTCAGAGAAATTACTAGCGTATCAACCTCTCAAATGTTAATGCATAAAGGTTTAATTGAAGCTATACCTGTTAACTTTGTACGTGGTCTTACTTTCAACAAGTCCATGGTAATAGTAGACGAAGCTCAAAATATGACAAAGGGTGAGTTGACTACCATCTTAACAAGATTTGGAAGAGGTAGTAGGTATATTATATGTGGTGATGGTAATCAGTCTGATATTAATAAGTCTGGCTTTGATGAGGTTTTAGAGAGGTTTGATAACCAAGAATGCGAGGATAATAATATCCACGCATTCGAGTTTGGTAATGATGAAATATCTAGATCTAAAATATTACGTCATATTTGTAAGATGTTAGACTCTTAACCCCAGGTAGTTCCTTCAAACCAGTTACCCTTTGTCTTTGTACTAGCACCTGGTAGGTCTGGTAGACCTCTTGAAGGCTTCTTCTTTGGTACATCTTCATCCTTAACAACCTTTGGCTTTGAGGTCTTAACGTTAGTTTGATCTAACGCTTGTGTGGCTGTTGATAACTCTTCAATTGTTGGCTCAGTCTCTGTTTGTGTATCAGTTACAATTACTTGAAGGCTGTCTACACTATTACTATATGTAGCTGAGTTATCTTCGTGTTCAAACACCTCAACCTTTTCAACCCAACACCTATCTTCTGTATGAAACTTTATAAAGTCATTTGCTTGTTCATATACAGCCTCAGCTACACGCTCAATACCTACCCCATTTGCAAAGACTCTTAATTGTACTAGTCCCCTTTTATCAAGCTCTTTAAACGTCTCAAGTTCAGGATCGTCTAGAGCTACAGTAGTTGTATGGTCAAACAATTCTTTTAGATGTTGTTTAAGTTCTTTTAGACCACCAAAGTCTACACACCAGTTCTTTTCATCTAGTTCATTACAACCAAACCATAATTTAGCTTTAAGTTGATACCCATGTAGATATTGACAATGACTGTGTGTTGCTCTCCATTGTCTAAATGCACATGAGCCTAGTTCGACTACTTTTGTAGATTGATATTTACTCATGTATTAATGATAACCTCAAAATTACCTAAATCAACTGTAAATGTACAACTTTATAAGAATACAATAATATACAGACCAATAGAGGACAGTGTTTAGGTTTCTTACTCCCGTCCCTATAGTCCATTTATTCTAGCTAGACCACGATTGCAAGTGTTTCAGCAAACTTTTTTGACTTTTTTTGGATTCCTTAAATAATTCATCAACTTGGTTTTTTGAAAATCTAAATCCATCCATAGAGACTCTACCATCTTTTTGTACTTTTACCTTCTGCTTAAACTTAGCTAAGAACTCCTTATCAAAACCTTCCATTTCATCACGATTAAGTGGTTCAACTGCACCTATTTCAGCTTGTTTGGATCCACTACCAACTGCCAACCTCTTTGTAAGATTGAATGCTCTCTTTGTATCACTATCATCACCAACGGTCTTAACCTCTTCAGGTACATTACTACTGGATTTAGACTCTTTAGAATTATTACCACCAACTATTACTTCTTCACCATTATCAAACTTAAACTTGTCAAATGACCATTCTTCTTTTGATAGACCACCTTTATCTGTTCTACGTGCTGTAGCTGTTGCCTGTCTCTTTTTACCTGTCTTAACATCTACAACAGAAAAATCAATCTCAACTATCTTTCTATTTTGACCTTTACCTGTTTTTATTATAGTAAAATCAGAATATTTTGAAGAAACCTCAGGTCTTTTAAAGTATTCCTTTAAGGCAGAACTCGGAGATGAAAACGTTGTCTGTAAAGCACTACCTACTTTATCAGCTGCTGCAGCCGCTACTTTAACAGCCGTTGGTGATATAACTTTTGCAGCAACTGTTGCCGCCTGCCCAACACCTCTCGCAACCTGTTTTAATAGATTAGTACCAAAGCCCTCAACAAGTAATTCTCTCTGAGATAATTTTTTCATATACTTTATTATTTAGTCTTGATGTCTCTATTTTATATGTTATAATAATATATATGGAAAATCAAAACAAAGACACCCACGTAGATCGTGGTACATCCACAAAGCTGCCTACTGCAAGTAGTAGTCATCCTAAAACAGAAGAAGAAAAGCAGAATATTATTAATAATGCAGCTGCAGCATACGAAAAATATCTAGATGCATTAGGCTTTGATTGGCGTAATGATCCAAACTCCGATAACACACCTATGCGTGTAGCAAAAGCATTTGTTAATGATATTGCATCAGGGTGTTATAATTTACCACCTAAGGTAACAGCATTTCCTAGTGATGGTTATGATGGTATTGTAGCACAGACGGGAATTCCTGTTGTTAGCTTGTGCTCTCATCACCATATGGCATTTACAGGTGTAGCTCACGTAG